CTTCGAAGACGAAATTCGAATCTCAAAATTTAGAAGATGAATTAATTTTAAAAAATAAAAATTCGGATTCTAAAAATTTAACTCTTGAACAGCAACCGCAGAAAAAAAAAGAAAAAAGTTGCGCCAAAAAAGAAAAAGGGAAGAATGCCAGTAGATAGCTTTTTAAGCGTTTTTTTTGAATTTTATTTGCTTTTTCGGTAATGGTATCCAAAAACAAAGAAAAAACGCCTGAGAATCGCTTAAAACCGATTTTGTTTTAGTCGTGGCGTTTTTTCTGATTATTTAGCCAAAAAAGAGCTACGAACGGCTCAAATTTGCACTTATCGAAGATTTGCATTAGTGGCATTAAAAGGGGAAATAGCTAAATCGCACACAGACACTATTCAAAAAAGATAAAATAGTTGATTTTTGTCATTTTTTTTCTGAAAAGCTTTTTTAGCATTGGTACAATCTTTTAATTTAATCGAAAAAAAAACAAATAAAATGAGAACAGCACTCAATGTTTTCGGTGTGTTAATTATTATGGGCGGCATTGGCTCAATCAGCAAAGGAGAAATTTCTTTTGGTGTCGTCTCAATTTTGTGTGGCGCATTATTCGCCCCTTACTGCACAGACCTGCTTATGAAAAACCTCAAAGTCAAGGATGGTAGCGGTATTCGGATTGGGTTAAGATTGGTTTTATTCGTAATTATGGGAGCATTTGCTCCAGAACTTGAAAAACCAAAAGAAGAACCCGTAGCGGACGTAGAAGGAACTAATTCGGAAACTCCCACCCAAAAAACACCACAACAAAAAGGTGGAACAGTTACATTTAATGCTGATGGTGAAGAAACGGGATACATCCCACCAAAGGGTATCGGGATTTCATATAACGAGGCAATGAAGGGATTTGACGAAATATTTGTCATGAAGAAGGGAAAAATGCAGGAAGGTGGAGATGGTTATATCGGAATGTCTGGAAACTTTATCTATGAAATTTCTGGAGAAAAAAACAATATTTCGTCAATGGGTTTTATTCTTACTCAAGAAACTAACAATACCTCTAATCAAGAGCTAAATCAAGCTGTCTTGATACAATTTTTGACTAATGCTTTCCCTGAAAAAAGCGAAAGACAGATTGCAGGCGGGCTGGTTGATGAATATTTTTCAGGTTCTGCTGGGAAAAATGTAGATGAAATAATTAATAACAAACGCTTTCAATTATATTTAGGAGCAAATCAGGAGGCAGGCGTGTTAATGATGGTTGTCTCTGCTCCAAAATAAATTCATTATTCCAGAACATGGCTCAACTTTGGGTTGAGCCATGTAGCTTTTTTGGGAAATGGAACAAAAATAAAAATCAGGCTACAAACAACGACTACAAACCCACAAAAAAGAAGCAATGCAATTATCACTATTAAAAATAGTCTCATGATTTTTTTTTAAAATTAAATATTCCAAACACCCAAGCCTGTCTTTTTCTGAATTGCTTTAAGCATTTCTTCCTTGAAAATATCTCGTTTTTCGAGCCACTCTTTGAGTTCTTTTTTGGATGGCTTGTAGAGTGGACGTTCTGGAATGTTTCGTTTTTTTGACCCGAATTCCATTACCATTGCGATATTGGCAATTTCTTCACCATCCTTGTTTCGAGCAGTCCGCTTTACGCCAATGTATGCCGTATTTCCTTCTGTCCAGCTTGTGATAGATTGAAACATCGAGGATGTTTTGAACAGGATTTTGTTTGAATATCCTTTTTTAACTTTGTACGCTAAATAAGAGGCACTTAAATCTTTCCATTCGGACTGAAGAAAAGTCATGTTCTCGATAACGATAGCTTCGCCTTGTAGCCCGATGCGCTGTAGGGCTTTTTTCTTTGCTTCGTTCCATGCGGGCTTGAGTTGCCCAAAAAACCTACGAGCATCACCCCATTTGCCTGTTCGATATATGCCTTCCTTTTTTACCATGATTAGGCAACATTTTTTTATTCCGTTCCATCAATGATGATTCGTTTTCGACAATGTGGATGATTAGGTCCTGCTCCCACCCCAACAGCCTGTTTTTGAGCAGGTGTCATTTTTCGGAATTCATCAATTGGGGTTTTGACTGCAAATGATGGCAAGTCATCAGGATTATTATTTTCGACCATTGCTTCAGCCCTCCGTATTTCATGTACGACCTCATATACTTCTCCATGAGTAGCTTGACAATGTGCGCAAGTTCGATTGTCCATCACCTCTACTGCAATAAAACGAGTCAAGCCAACTTGATGAATATATTTTACATTTGCATACCCACGAGCTGAATTCAAAGTTGTTTCAATGATACGCCGAATCTTATAGCCTTCACCATTGACCGCTTCTCCAAACTCCTCGATGAATTTTTTGAGAGTTTCTGGATCATTCCCAATTTCACCATCCTGCTCAATGTACAGCTCCCTAAGTCGCTGTGTGAACCGTTGCATTGTTTCCTCATCCCGAATAAAACGCCCTAGATAGACCGAATCTATATTTTGAAAATATTCAATTAGTCGATGGTCTAACAAATCAAAGACCGAATCTGGAATATCATCGTCATCAAATTTGTTGAATTTTGGGTTAAAAATACGTTTGTCTGCTCGGAAGTAGCGGTAAGTGTCAGATATATTTACACGAATTGCATCCTGAATTTTATCATCAAAATCCTTTTGCCAATTTTTAAAAAAAGTATCTAGCACCGTCACAATAAAAATATCAGCATTATTAAATTTTCGCCCCTGAATTCTTTTTTTGACTTTTCGTAAGCCTCTTCGAGTCGCTACTTCAAATCGAAAGTAAACATCATTTTGATAGCGTTTCGAAATTTTATTGAGCTTCTTGTCTTGGAAACCAGCACGTTCATCTTCGTAGGTCATTTCCGCAACATTGTACGCATCGGGCAATGATTTTCGGGTTACTTTTAATTTCTGTAAGGCATTTTTGACGGTTGATTTAGACTTGGGCGGTTCATATCCTTGATTTCGAGGCTCGTTAAGAGCTGGTTGGTCATAACCCGCTTCGTGTGCAAATTGCTGATTATCAATAATTCCTTGTTCATAAAGCACTTGTAATGTATTTATTTTGATTTGACGAGTTTCAGCATCAGCTTTTTTGTCTCTAATGTCTGGGGACTCGAATTTGACTTGCACGTATTTGGGGTCAAAACCTCCTGCAAGTAGGTGTATTAAAATTAGCTTTTCCATCGCCTGCTCCACGACTTGCTGAAATTCTCTTGCGCCCATCACCATTTGATTTAGCAAAACTTCACCAAATGATTTTGTAGCACTTTGGTTGTCGCCAATCATATCTGCATTCGTTTTCAGGGAAGTTGCCATCCATTGATTGATGATTTTGGCATAATTTAAGGCATTTTCAGTATTAATATTATTGCCAACAAAATCTAATTTTAAAAATTCTTGAAAGGAGACCGTCAAACCTCCTGCCATGCCATTTTTTAGTTCATTGTGTTGTTCATCAATAAGACGCCTCAATCGAGCTTCGTAAGCTTCGTCATCCTCGCTCCGTCCCTGAGCAGGCTGTTTCATGCTAGCTATGACGGCTCCCAAAACTCCCATAAACTTGACCATTGTTTTGAATGAACCTTTCATATCCTGTTGAAGAACAGCGTTTTCAATTGCCGACAATAAATATGGTGTAGGGTATTCAGAAATACCATCATAGTCTATACCTGAATAGATGAACGAGTTACCATACAGAACTCGTTTCATTCCCGTGTTTTGCTCCACCAGATGCGTACCATCTGCTTGTGGGACAAAGTAAATATACTGGTTATCTACCCAGTTTGCTCGTTGTAAATATCTTCGATTTCGTGATAAGACGGGCTCAACCGAAATTGCACCAGAAACAAGTAGATTTCTGAACATCAATCGTTTCAGTCCATTCAGTCCGCCGTGAGACCAACCTCCTGAATACCGATTAACAAACTCCATCATTAGTTTTCGCTGCCTCCGAGAAACTCTATCAGAAAATGTGATTTCGTGATTGGTATTCGCCGTGATAATCGTATTGCGTACTGCATACGAAATAGATTCATTGATACTTGCTAAATGATTTAGGACAGGAAGATGTTCTCGCCTCCATTTGTCGGGGTCAGACGGAACGCCGACCATTTCTGTAGGTGAGTTGGCAGAAATTTGACCGCCTTTTGCTGGCATTGAGACCGAACCCGTGCCTGTGGAAAAAAAGTCCTTAACGCTTCTTGGTAATGACCAATTTGTGAAAATTCCCATAAAATCTGCTGGTTTATAGGTAAACATACGAAAATCGTGAGATTTAGATAATTAGTCGCAATAATACCAATAAAAAAAAGACCGTTGCCGAAAATAGTATTTTTGTGCTTATGCGACTTTTAACACTTTTTAACAAAGTATAATAAAGCAAGATAGTAAAGAAGATTAAGAAAAAGAAGAGAATAAGAAGATTAAGAAAAGATATGCTTAAAGATATTGCTAAAGTAGCATGATGCTGAAAATCAGTATTTTACATTTTGACATAACGCATAAAAAAGCCTTGAAAGGTGTTGTTGTAGCAACAATTTTCAAGGACTTGGGGAAAAGTTTCTTTTTGCGAATGAGACTTTTAACAATAATACGGAGTCGAATTGACAGGAGCAAATTTAGTAAATTGCCTTGATATTTGCAAACCACACTATATTTTTTATAGTAGTTTCTCCTAAAAATTGTTTTCCCATCCTTTTTTATGCGATTTCTAAACTCAATTGAAATCGTGAAATACGCATTTTCATACAAACATAGACAAATACTTTGAAGCGAATTAGAGTTGTTTGCTACGAAAGTATAATATTTTGTTCGACCCTTATCTTTTGCACAATTATCCTTATGATGCAGTTTTGTATGCTATCGAAATCCTATCAAATTCGTACAACATCTTATAAACCAGCTTGAAAAGAAAATATGTTAGGATTTGGAATGGCAATCGGCTTGACCGATAACTTCAGCCGTACAGCCAATACGGTCATTGGGCAATTCAATCGACTTGATAACGCTTCAGCATCCCTCTCGAACAAGACAAATTCGCACTTCGCAAAAATGCAATCGAGCATGGCTCTGACAGGAATCGGAGCTTCAATTATTGCCCCCTTCGGACTTGCTGCAAATAAGGCAATGGATTTTGAAGCACAGATGTCGAATGTGAAAGCTGTAATGGGGAACATCCCTACTGAGCAGTTTGATATTGTTACAGCAAAGGCGAAAGAATTAGGAGCAACAACTTCATTTTCAGCTACTCAGGCAGGACAAGCATTTGAAGAACTTAGCAAGGCAGGTTACAATTACAAAGAAAGCCTCAGCTCTGTAGATGCGACATTAACACTTGCCACTGCTGGCGGTGTAAGTTTGCAACAGTCCGCCTCGATGATGACAGATATCCTGATGACTTTTGGTAAAGGAGCTGATTTTTCTGGAACGATGGTGGATATAATGTCCAAATCTGCCAACTCTGCAAGTATGGACGTAACGCAAATGATGGAAGCGGTTAAATACATGAACCCACTGGTGAAGGGGTTGGGGATTGAGGCGCATGAGGCAGGTGCAATGATTGGAGTCTTGGCAAACCAGAACTATAAGGGGTCTGTTGCAACACAGACACTATCCAGTTCGTTAGGAAGGCTCTCAACGGAGAAAATGCAAAGCTACATGAAGAGTTTTGGGGTGGAATTATTCAACGTAAAAGGTGACTTTGTAGGCTTTGAGGAAATGATTAGACAGGTAGATAAAGCCTTGTCAGGAATGTCGCAACAAGAAGGATTAGCCTTCTTACATAAGAGTTACGGAGCGGCAAAGGGACAAATCTTAGCCCTGCGAGATGCAACAGTCCAGACCGAAAAGGGGATTTTGAAAGGTGCGGATGCTTATGCTTACCAGGTCGAACAGATTAAAAATGCAAAGGGCACAGCCGAAAAATTAGCCCAAACGAAATTAGATAATCTTAAAGGCGACTTCACAATTTTAGGCTCTGCCGCAGAAGGGTTAGCTATCAACACAGGCTCAATATTAGTTCCTGCGATGCGGTCGGGTATTCAAACCATTACAGGTTTTGTAAACAAAATAAATGACTTTGTGCAAACCCCTGCGGGTTCGGCTGCCGTCAAGATAGCCTCTGGAGTGAGCGCGTTAACTACTGCTTTAGCCGTTGGTGTGGCGGGGTATCACGCCTATCATTTTGCGGTCCTAAAAACGATACCTTTTCTAAATGCCTTCAAGACTTCTTCAATTCATGCAACCACAAGGGTGTGGGCATTGGGAAACAGTATGTTATCCGTTATTCCGTCATTCTCAGGGTTTACGTCAGCATCTTTATCGGGAGCGAATTCGCTAAAAAACTGGGCATTTGGAGGCATTTCCAGAGGGTTTGCATTTTTGAGGGCAGAGGCAAGCATGGCATGGATGAGCCTGAATGTATTTGGTGTAAAACGTACTGGTATAGCCTATTTTGGGATGCTCAAAAGTAGTGTTTTAGGAGCAATAACATCCATGAAGACCTTTACAATTTCAACCTATCAAAGTGCTGTGGGTATGGTCAGGTTGGGCATAGCGAATGCCAAATTACGCATGAATAATTTACGTACTTCGATTATTAGTACAGCCACATCTTTACGCACAAAACTCAGCCCGTCACTAATACTTTCTCGAATACAAACAAATCTGAATATCAAAACCATGAAGCTCTACGGTCGAGCAATGATGTATGACATCCGTACTACAACATGGAAAGGGATGAAATCCATCGGTCAATTTTCGATGACAATGGGAAAGAATCTGTATAGCTCATTGCTCAGGGGTGCCGTAGCTATGCGAGCTTTTGCAGTAAGCACATGGACAACTGTTGCTCCTTTTGTGGCTTTAGCTATTCCCATTGTGGCGGTTGGAACAGCGATTTACGGCTTGTATAAGAGTTGGCAAAGTTTTGATAACTTACTCAAAACAGGAGATTCCTACGGAAATAGCATGATTTTTCAGTTTGCCGAGGGAGGGGTAGGTCTCAAATTACAGCAGTTCGGTGGGGTGCTTCGTGGTGTATGGGAAATTATCAAATCAGCCAACTCGGAAGGATTTTCAATGCCCAATAATGTGTATCAGGCTCTCAAGGGCTTGGGTGTTGCTGATTTTGTTTTGAATATTGGTACTTACATTACCCGTTTTCACGGCTTCTGGAAAGGATTAAAGCAAGGTTTTTCTGAAATATCATCGGTATTTGCCCCACTCAAGGCAGTGTATCAAGATTGGGGAAATTCTATTGCAGCCTCATTGGAGGGGGTCGGAATATCATTTGGGAAGGCTGAAACGCCGATACAGACCTTTATTAATGCAGGAAAAAACATTGCTTTAGCCCTAAAACCACCCTTAGAAATTGTGGTAGGAGCAATTGGAGGGGTAGTTAGGGGTGCAATTTGGTTAAACAACACTTTCGATATTATAGGTAACACCATCAGGTTTATAAAGGGTGTAATAGGTCTTATGGGAAGTGGAATATATGCAACAACCAATACTGTTTACCAGTTCGGGAAAGCCTTTTTTGGGGTATTTCATGATGCTGGGGTATATATTTCAAATTTTCGGCAAGGACTTTATTCTTTACCCGAAATGTTTGGTCAAATAGGACATAGCCTACGAACTCATTTTGGGAATGCTTTTGCGGAACTTACAAAGGATTTGTTAGGCTTTATCAGAAAAATACCCGGCGCAGAAATGTTGATGCAAAAAATGGGTGTGGATATGAGCCAATTCACAACAACAGATATTGTCAAGCGGAATGTGGCGCAGGGAATTTTCGACCAGAAAAAGCAATCTTCTGACTTTGGTTTTCACGTGCCTGACTTGGGTACTGAGACGAAGCAAGGGACTGTAAGTCTTCCTGAGAACCAACAAATTTCTAACCCGACTCAAACTGCCCCCACAAATCTTTTTCAAAATCAAATCAATAATATGAGTCAAAATCAAGTTACGCCAAAAGTTGAGAATAATATTACAGTATCGCCAACCCCAGTACAGTTGAATGTAGATGGTAATGTACTTGCTTCTACCGTAAATGATTATAACCAGCTTGAAAACGCAAGAAACTAATGGAACACGAAGAATTAACCATTTCGCTTTTGTCAGACCCAAGCATTTCAGTCTCGTTTCAGTATGTGCCTGACGAAATTTCTGATTCTCGGAAAGCAAAATTTGCGACAATTGAAATACCAGGGCGGAGCAATCCGCACCAACATTATCTTGGAGGTTCGGATAACCTGAGTTTGACCCTCAAATATCAATCTCTTGATACCGAAAATAAGCAATATGTCATAATGCAAGTAGCTCGTTTAAAGGCCTTTGGAGATATGTACGATGACGGGAAAATATGGAAAATCAATTCGGTGGACACAAAATACAAGTCTTTCAATACGGAAAATGGCTACGTTGCGTGTACTGCGACCGTAGCCTTGAGCTTTTCCTTGAACAGGGAACAAAGTTTTATTCCTGAAGAGGAGTTTTGGTTGGATTTGTAATCGTTAAATCATCAATGATTTTTTGGCGCAATTCAGTTTCAATTCCACTATG